TTTATGTTGAACCAAGTTATCGGGAGCAATTCCTGTCCAAAGGGTAAAATGTTTTCTTTGAACAATCTTCGGGTTGTCCTCAAAGAATATCTGAAGAACGTTATAACCCAAGTTAAATGCGGTGTTGGCAATCTTAGTTAAGATTGTTGTCTTACCAACTCCTGTTGGAGCAAGGATAACACCAATCTCACCTTTTGCCAAACCACCCTTTAATAACTTATCAATTCCGGGTATTCCAATTGGAATTGGATGTCTATAATCCTCATCCAAAACTGTATCCAAGTTAGAGAAGATATCGGTAACTCCCGTGTCTCTTTCTCCGACTTGTAATGCCTCACGAACAAGTCCTTCAACTTTATCGTAAGATTCAAAATCACCTTCATTAATAATTTTTTGGGCTCTGTCCATCGCCTTTTGAAGTTCCTGTTGTTTACAGAATTTCAAGGCTTTTTCTTGAACAAATAATGTTCCCTCATCGGGAGCATCTTTGATTTGTTTTAATGTGTCCAAGACAATCTTGGCAACAAGTTCTTGAGTTATTTCAGATTTAACAATCTGCTCAAGAGTTTCAAAGTTGGGAGTAGATTCATATTTTTTGTGATACTCCTTAACCATCTGTAAAATGATTTTAAAGTATTTGTTATCAAAATACGAGCTCTCAATTACGTCCATAATTGTGGTAGAGAACTCTTTGTCTACAATAATTTGGTTTAAAAGTTGTAGTTGAAATGTGTTCCCTAAGTAATCAAAATTCTTATTCATATTGCGTTTTCTCTCCCCTTGTTTTATTAAATATTTACTTACTTACCTTAAAGTCTAAAAATTAAAACTTAATTTTTTGTCTGAAAAAATGTCAGTTAAAGACTTTAAAACGTCTTTGATAATTGGTCGTACGTCAACCGTATAACGAACTTTTGGTGGAAATAATTTTCCGTTAAAAACTCTATGACAAATTGTCTGTTCTCCCAACTTGATGAAAATGTTAAAATCTTCAGGTCCATCGGTGAACGATGTGTCCATAACTGCGGGGTCATTTACAATCGAATCTTGGTAGTCCAACATATAGATTACCGTCTTCATTTTTAAATAATACTCCAACTCATCTTGTAATGATTTAACATACGAATACAACTCACTCGAGTTCTTCGAATTAGGGTTATATCCCCTTACGTTAAAAAATCTTTGAACAACAATGTTGCCATTCAACGTCAATAGAAATTCCATCTTGGTACTTTCTTGCTCTTTCATAATTTTACTTTTGGTTTGTGTTTCTTTTTTCTTTTCTTGTTAGTTTCATAAATGGCTTAAGGAATTCAACCCAAGCCTCATCGTTCTTTGGAAGATATTTGAATAGACCATCGTCCATCATCATTCTCATCAAATTACGATATCCCCTATCTGTGGGGTCAATTGTGTCGGTTAAGATTTGTGATACCAATTCTTTCCCTTCATCTGTGATTAATGGATTGGATAAATCCACAATCTTTAAGTTTGTTTTGTAGTATTGTTCTCCAAATATACCACTTTTTGTCTTACCAGTCAAAATATTTGACAAAGTTTTTGATTTGTTGGTCTCTGATAGTACCTGAGCTGAACCCATAATTTCCTCTACATTAAGAGGTTGTTTTGTGATTTCAGGGAAAAACTTAATTAAAGTTTTTTCTCCTAACCCCTCGATTCCAGTAATATTATCAGATTTATCCCCCGTCAAGATTTTACATAATAAAACATTATAGTGAGGGAATTGAACTTTGTTAAGGGTAATCATATCCCCCTGTCTAAAGTATTGTTTTGCGTTTGGGGAGTAGATGGTCACTCTATCAGAGATAAGTTGTGTGAGGTCTTTATCTGAGGAAAAAACAATAATATTCTCGTCCTTTGCCATCTGACAATAATAAGCAATAAGGTCATCGGCTTCGTTATTAATTAACTCAACCTGTCTTACAAAAACTTCTTCAAGATATTCCTTAACTCGTGATTTTTGATTTAGATATGACTCGTACTTATACTCGTTCATATCTTGTCTTCTGTTCGCTTTATATTGGGGATATAAAGCTTTCCTTACTGATGAATTAGAATCACCATCCCAAAACACAATTACCTTATCGTGGTTGTGTTCCTCAAGGAATTTGCGAATGGTGTTTATAAAATGATAAACACCACCCACGTGGTCCCCGTCGCTAAATAAATCTTTAACTCCGTGGAATCCTATTTTAAATAAATTATCTCCGTCTACTAATAATGTCTTAATCACAATCGTGATTTAAAGGGTGTAACAATAAAACTAATCTTCTTTTTCTTCTTTCAAATCAAAATCTAAAGAACTTATTCCAAGAATATCTTTCCAATAGTCAGCATATTCTTTTTTGTATGATTCAATAGATTCTTTTTCTTCAGCACTATCCTTACCCGCCAAAAATCCGTGAGGTGTTACGATAATCTTTCCATCTTCATAACCCAAACCATTGATGTGGTTTTTCATTACAGATACCTTTGTTCTTGAAGCGAACTTAACACTTCGTTTGTCTTTGGTAGCAGTAATCTTTGTTGTTCCCGCTCCCTTTTGATTTCCAAATAAGAATACCAAAGATGAGTTTAACCAAATTGCTTCACCACCTTTTGCTTTAATTTTTGGTTGACCAAAAGGATTATCAGGTAATTCAACCCAAGGTTGATTAACGATAACCAAAGTGTTTTCATATTTTGAATCCGCTTTACGTGAACCTGAAATACGTTGGTTAATACCCATACCAATTTTGTCAGCAAGTGTTGATGCGTTGTGTTGCTTTCCACCTTTACCTTCAAATGTCATTTTACATGGAACTGAACCAACAGAATCCCATAAGAATAATAAACTATAATCTAATTCACCCTTTTCTTGTGCATCCAATAATGAATTGATATAATCTGTAATTTGTTCGATGTAGTTAAAGTTATTGTTGAAGATATAAAATCCATCCCAATCAACTTCACCCGTAGTTTCATCAACAACCTCTTCACAATCAAAACCCATAAGTTTTGCGTGTTCAAAAGACCATTTCTGTTCCGTAATAATAAACACAGGTAATATACCTTTTTTCTGAGCATCCACCGCAGTTTTAACCAAAGCAGTTGTTTTTCCCGTATCAGAGTGACCCAAGAACATATTCAAATGTCCAATAGCCGGACCAGGTAATCCAACAGCATCCAAGAAATCAGAACCTAAGTCAAAAAATCTTTGTGGTTTATATTTTGCAGAAGTGGAAAACTTCTTTTTAACTGAACTGAAATCGTTCTTTTTAATTGCCATATTACTTAATATAAATTATGTGTGGTACCATAACGATACCACACATAATGTGTTTAGTTTATTAGAAAGGTAATTCTGTATCAACCTCAGCGTCAGCTTGTGGGTCAACTTCTTCAACTTTTTCTGTAGATTTTTTACCACCGATAGTAGTTGTTTCTTGAGATGCGTTTTCATAAACATATCCACCCTTATCTGAATCCCATTTTGGTGTTTCACCACGAGCGATTGCTTCAAGATAATCAACAGGTTTTTTAGAATATACATCCAACCAAGTCATCTCGTCATTAATCCAAGCGTTAGCTTGAACTTTGTCTTCATGAACTGGAGTTGGGTCATCATACATGATTGTAGAAATACTTGTGTATTCTTTACCTGCAGGTGTTTTAGATTTACTTAATTCGATAATAAGGTCACGTCCTTTTTCAGGGTCAGTAATATCACCTTTGTTTCTCCAAATCGGAATGATTTTATCTAAGATACCATCATTCTTGTAGTTGTGTTTAAATCTCCAAAATTTAACACCATCAGCTTCGTTATCACGGTCGATAACTTTAACGATGTAAAACTTACGAGACTTATATTGTTTCGCCAATTCTTTGTCAGATTCTTTACCCGTAGACATCAACTCTTCGTAAACCTCATTCAAAGGTGAACGTTCGTTGTCATTTTTTCCTGGGTCAAAAAATTTGTTCCATTGACCACCAACTTGAATTTCGTGGTACCATGCTTCTTTGAATGGTGAAGAACCATCTGGTGTTGGTAGGATACGTATTCTACGTTGTCCTGATTTCTCTTTGTCAGAAAGGATACAAGCGAAATACTTTTTCATTCTTTCGTCTTGTGACATTTTACCTTGGGCTCCGCCCCCACCTTGTTGTGATTTTTCGTACTGTGCCAATACGGCGTCTAATGAACTCATCATATGTATAATTTTTAAATTGTGTACTACAAATATAAACCAAGTTTATCGTTTTGTCAAATAAAAAAAGGTCTTAATTACAAGACCTTTTAAATTATTTTAGTATGATATTATCTCATATTTTCATCAGGGTTACCCGATGGTTGGAATGAACTTTTGATATCATTTACATTAATATCAGTTACTTGGTCAGGAGTTAAAACATAATCATTTTTTCCCGTCTTTTCCATATCTTCTTTCTTATCGTCAAAGAAATCTGAAAGTTTTTGATTGAATGGATATGAATCATAGGTTCTTAACTCCAATTTTTCTTGAGGAGTTTTTTCTCTATACTTTTCAATCTTGGTTTCAAGGTCGTTAAGTTTGTTCATAATTGCATCCATTTCACCTAATCTTGATTCCAATTTATTTATTTGACCAAATAAATTCTCAAAGTAATCATCTTGTTTTTTCTCAATATTTTTTTGAGAATCAACCAAATCAGTTACATCAAGTTCTTCAGTTCCACTTTCTTCAGTTTCAGTTTTTTCTTCGGTTTCACCCTTTTCGTCAACCTTTTCAACATCAGGGTCATTAGCTACATCAATAACCGATGGTTGTGCCATTTCAGGTGCAGGAACCTCACCACCAGGTACTGGTGGAGGAACAACTTCACCAGGAGCAGGTGCCATTAAAGCATCCAAATCTGTAGGTTCAGGAGCAGCTTGCTCTGTAATATATTGATTGATACTTCTGTATCTTTCAATTTCATTTAATATTTTTTTATCTATTGCCATTATTATCCGTTTAATAATTGTTTAACACCTCTTGATGTTTCTACTCTAACTTGTCTATTAGCAGTAGTCATATGACCAGCTCTTTCAATTAAGCCGTCTCTTTCTCTTACAGTATAACAGTCTCCGGTGTCTAAATCACATACTTGTTTAGTTCCGTCTCCGTTATCTTCTTCAGAATATCTAACTGATTTTCCTAAGTAATTGTCTAATGTTGATTTTAAGCTCATAAAAATCTTTTTAATATAAATATATCGGTTATGTGTTAAATTATCTTAATGTTAAATGTAAATGGTAGGGATACCATAGGTGTTAGATTGTTTGGGTCAGCAGAAAATGCTAATAAAGATATTTTTGACTCAACTAACGATATCTTATTAAATTCAATATCATCGTTCATATTTTCTTTTATAATCTCTAAAATATCAATACTATCAATACTAAATGATTGTTTATTAGAACTAACATAAGTTGCTAAGTCATTTGAGATTTGGTCTCCTGCAACGGGAATCATAACTTTTGTATTGTTTGGTCCGGTTTCTTCTTTAATTGCCATCCAAGTCCATTTAGTTTGACCTGATAATATATCCCAAAGACCAGCAGCTGGATTAATTGTAACCAATAACGAATTAGAACTACCATTAGAGTCATATGTTGTTAATCCAGTCATAACTAATGGTCCTGTTTGTTGTGGTTGTGTGTTGGCATTTAAAGGAATACCTGGTACTGATGTTGGTGGTTGTGGTGCGGTTTGGAATGGATTATATGTAAACTGACCTGAACTAATTACATTACCATTTTTAGTCCTTAAGACTATTGTTTGTGTTTGAGGAATTACAGTATTACTTTTTGGTACAATTACATTTAAATTTGTATTGGCATTAATTGTTAATTGACTAGTTGTTATACCATTAATTGTTACACCAGTTGTAAGTTCTAAGTCAGTTCCAATAATACTTAATATTGTTTGACTAGTACCTTCTAGTGGTGTGAATGAAATTATTGTTGGAAGAGGACAAACAGGTGTTGGTGATGGTGTTGTATTCAAGTTATTTGGAACTGGGGTTACACCGGCCTTTACTTTAATGTTAAGAGTAAATGTATTTTTAGTTGAAAGTCTTAGGTCTTGTGTCGCAGAAGCATCTAATTTAGCGTCCGCAGCACTCTTAAATGCATCTTGGAATGTTTTACTTAATTCTGTAAACTCACTCTCTTCTTTTGAATCAAAATACTCTTCCGTAACACTAGGGTTAGACCAATAACAAGCATAGTATTTAGTAATACCTAATCCAGTATCACCATAAATTCTATCAACATCAGTTAATAATGATGCAATCATAAAATCAAGAAACTTATCAATTGATTCGAAAATCGCAATAGGTTTAGAAACTTTACCATTTAATGTTTGAACTTCAACACAGGCACTTTTTCCAGGAATAAAATAATCACCTCTAGTATAATAATTTTTAGTTAATTCTATTGTCGCATAATTATTATTATAACCATTAAATGTTTTTCCTTTGAATGTTCTAACATAACAAATCATATAGATTAAAACTTGTAATTTAGGGTTTAATGTCTTTGCTTTAATCGCATTCACTAATTGTGTTGGATTTAATGATGTAACCGATGTTGTTACAAAATCACCATAACTAAAATAAACCGGAACCAAACCATTAATACAACTATTTGTCGCGGCAGCAACATTACTTCCTGTTTGTTGTATTTGAGCCGCTTTATTAATTTCAGTAACTCTTTCACTAACTGTACTATCTTTTTTAACTTTTAATAACGATTCAATCTGTGTTAATAAATTTTGATTAATACTTTGTAAGTAATTATCAATCGCAGGTAAATCATATATTCCTTGTCTAATACCTGAAAAATTAGTTTGGAATGTACCAGGTTGTACTGTATGTTTAACCTCTGTAATTAAATAAGGACCATTAAACATTGGAACGTGCCTTAAGTTAAAATACATTGTTGGTTGAATTAAAGCATTTCCCATAGAAACAACCTGACAAGTATAACTTCTTTGTTTGTAGAAATTATAAAGACTAACGTTTTGAGTTGTACTATTTCTTCCATTAGCTTGGTCAATTATATCTAATTGAGTTTGTAAAGATTCTGAAGTTGCTTTACCACCATCCATTGAAACGTTAAATGAATAAAAGATATTTTGATTTCTAATACCTAAGTCAACATTAAATCCAACACACCTATTTGATAACGCATAATCATTTTTACCTGTAAGGTTTTCAAGTAAAGGATTATCCGAAGCTCGTCTCATCTCAAACGCATCATCTCTATATCTAGAATTACCTTTAGGTAAATCCAAATATTGTGATGGAAGGGCAGTATAAAAACAAACCATTTTTGGTGATGAATTTCTATAGTCAACATCCAAGAATGTTCCCCACATATTATCCGCAAATTTTAACGAACCTTCTTTGTTTTGTGGTATTGTAGTACCATCAACTTCTTGAATATTATAGAAGTTAACATAAGATGGTAATGGCATAACATTAAACTTATTTTTAATCAACATACCACTTAAGAATGTGAATACACTCATACCTAAATTCAACGCTTTGTTATTTTCTACATCACCAAAAGCATCTCTAAGAGCAAAAATATCAATAATAATAGTATCCCCAATATTTCTTGATGCTCTATCTAAGAATAAAAAGTCCTCAAATAATGTTTTACTTTTATAATCGGAACCGGCAATCCATTTATCATTTAATGCTTTAAAGACTTCATAATTCTCAACTTTACTTTGTTGTCCATCAATAACACTTTTAATAGTCTTTTCAGGTAATTGGTCTTGATTAGGTAATTTTTCTCTTACTTGTGTTAGTAATGTATTTAATAAATTTTTTTGTAAATTAGATGTATCACCTAAATAATTTTGAATTGTTTGTTTAAAACCATCACTTGTTATACTCGGAGAATATAATTTTTGTGTGGCATACATCTTAACTAAAGGAGCACATAATGTAATATTTTGAGTATTGAATCCAATATTATTATCAATAAAAAAATCGGTTATATATGAACCACTATCACTATAAATTAAATTTTGAATTGTTGAAAATCCAACTTCAGTTTCTAATGCCGCCCATTGTTGTGGATAAGATAATTTAGATTGTTCTAAAGTTATTGTTCCTCCACCAGGTAATGTATTAAGAACATAAGGGTCAAATTGAATTGGGTCAACAACAATTGGAGTTGTTAAATTTTGTGATAAAAACGAATCAAAAATTCTTCTTTTATAGTTTGCAGGATTACCATACTTTAATAGAACATCATACTCTAAGAAAGACTTCATCGTATTAGTAAAGACTCCTAATTGATTTTCAGCTAACACATTAAAATATTCCTCGTTTGTTGTTGTTGATTGTTTTGTCGTAACACTCATCAAACTTCTAAAAAGATATTGGAAGTTTTTATAAACAGCGTTAATATCAACAGGTGAAACACCAATCGCTACTTGAACTTGTGGACCTAAATCAATATCCGCAATAGGTTTACAAAAGTTTAAAAACTCTTGTTCTAATTTATCTAAAATACTTCTATCAAATACAGAAAAGATTTCCTCTATTTTACTAT